AAGAAGAGCATGGAACTTAAGAATAACCTGCACAACCTCATGCTGATCCTGGAAAATGATGAGAACCTGAAGGGGATTGTGTTCAACCAGCTGGCGGACGGCATGGAGATCCGGGGAAACGTTCCTTGGCCGCATCCGGCCAAGTTCTGGCGGGACGCGGACGATGCCCAGCTGATCTGCTATGTGGACGCGGCATATGGGACATTTTCTGCCAGGAATTATGATATCGCTGTTACGAAGGCTGTGGATGACCGGTCCTACCATCCGATCCGGGAGTTTTTTGAGACGCTTCCTGCTTGGGACGGGGTGGAGCGTGCGGATACGCTGCTGATTGATTATCTTGGGGCGGAGGACACTCCGTATGTACGTGCAGTTACAAGGAAAGAGCTGTGCGCGGCTTACTGCCGGGTGTACCATCCGGGGATTAAGTTTGACAGCATGATCGTTCTGAACGGGGACCAGGGGATCGGGAAGAGTACGCTGATCGCGAAGCTTGGCGGCGAGTGGTATTCGGACAGCCTGAACCTGTCGGATATGAATGACAAGACGGCGGCGGAGAAGCTGCAGGGGTACTGGATCATGGAGATCGGGGAGCTTGCCGGGATGCGGAAAGCGGACCTGGATAAGGTGAAAGCCTTTATCTCCAGGCAGGATGACAAGTACCGGGCCAGCTTCGGGAGAAGGGTAACGCCCCATCCGAGGCAGTGCGTATTTTTCGGCACCACCAATAGCCAGAACGGGTATCTCAGGGACATTACCGGCAACAGGCGTTACTGGAATGTGAAGGTACCGGGAAACGGGAGGTACAAGCCCTGGGATATGGATGCGGATACGGTGAAGCAGGTCTGGGCGGAGGTCATGGTATATGCCAAAGCCGGGGAGAAGCTGTATCTTCCGCCGGAACTGGAGGCCTATGCCAAAGAAGAGCAGCGGGCGGCGATGGAACGGGACGACCGGGAAGGGTTGGTGCAGGAATACCTGGATATGCTCCTGCCGGACACCTGGAACTCTATGGATGTCTATAAGCGGCGCGACTATGTCCGGGACGCGGATGACCCGATGCGGCCGGGCGGCAGCGTCCGCCGGATGGAAGTCTCTAATATGGAGATCTGGTGCGAATGCTTCGGAAAGGCGAAAGAGGATATGAAGCCATCGGACAGCTATTCCATTGCGACCATCATGGAGAGAATGGACGGGTGGAGCAGGACCGGGAAGGCAAAAGTCCTGCCAATCTACGGCAAGCAGAGGATATACAGGCGGAACGGATAAAACAATGGAACACCGTATGGGAACAGAACCGGCGCTTGTTCTGTTCCTGTCCGCTGTTCCTGGAAAAAGCCTGATTTTACGGGCGGTTTTGAGGTGAAAAGGAACGGGAGAACATCTATTTCTTTATAGTACAAATAAATGATGTTTTTTAAAGAAATGGGGTGCGTATAACGCGCATATATACGCGCGTAAGGGATTTTGGGTTCTGTCGTTCTGGAAATAGGAGGACATATGAGAGAGAAAACAGTGGAGCAGAAGCTGGTAAAAGCGGTGAAGGCAGCAGGCGGGATCTGCCCCAAATGGACGGCGCCTGGATTTGATGGCCTGCCGGATAGGATCGTGCTTTTGCCGGGCGGGAGGATGGGCTTTGTGGAAGTAAAGGCTCCGGGGAAGAAAGCAAGGCCATTGCAGGAGTCCAGGCATGGGCTGCTGCGGTCTTTGGGGTATCGGGTGTATGTGCTGGATGACTCAGGGCAGATTGGAGGGATCATTGATGAAATACGAACCGCATGATTACCAGGTTTATGCATCGGAATATATCAAGGAGCATGAGACGGCGGCGGTATTTCTGGAATGCGGGCTTGGGAAGACATCCATCACGCTGACGGCGATCCATGACCTGATGTTTGACCGTTTTGAAATCCGCAAGGTGCTTGTGATCGCGCCGATCCGGGTGGCAAAAATGAGCTGGCCGGATGAGATCGAAAAATGGGACCATATATCGGATCTCCGCTACAGCGTGGCAGTGGGAACAGAGACAGAACGGATGGCGGCATTGGAAGCAAGGGCAGATATTTACCTGATCAACCGGGAAAATGTCCAGTGGCTGGTGGAAAAGAGCGGCCTGCCGTTTGATTATGACATGGTAGTGGTGGATGAGCTGTCGTCTTTTAAGAACTGGCAGGCGAAGCGGTTCAAAGCGCTGATGAAGGTGCGGCCGAAGGTGAAACGGATTGTTGGCCTGACAGGGACGCCTTCTTCCAACGGCCTGATGGACCTGTTCGCGGAATATAAGCTTTTGGATATGGGGCAGAGACTGGGAAGGTTTATCGGGCAGTACCGGAGCCGGTATTTCATGCCGGATAAGAAGAACGGGCATGTCGTATACAGCTATAAACTCCTTCCGGGGGCGGAAGAAGCGATCTATGACAGGATCTCTGATATCACGATTTCCATGAAATCAGCGGATCATTTGAAGATGCCGGAACTGGTGAATTCCAGATACATGGTACATCTGGATGAACCGGAACTTGTAAAATATGAGCGGATGAAGCGGGATCTTCTTTTACAGCTGCCGGAAGGGGAAGTGACAGCCGCGAATGCGGCAGCGCTGTCCGGGAAGCTGTCCCAGATAGCAAACGGAGCGGTATATTCTGATGACGGCACTTATGAAACGATCCATGACCGGAAGCTGGATGCTTTGGAGGACATCATTGAGGCGGCGAACGGGAAGCCGGTCCTTGCGGCGTATTGGTACCAGCATGACCTGGAACGGATCCAGGAAAGGCTTTCCGGACTTAAGATCGGCTTCGCCAGACTGGATCAGGAGCGGAATATCCGGCGGTGGAATGAGGGGGAAGTCCCTGTGGGGCTGATCCATCCGGCATCCGCCGGACATGGCCTGAACCTTCAGAGCGGCGGGAATATCCTGGTGTGGTTCGGGCTTACATGGAGCCTGGAACTGTACCAGCAGACGGTGGCGAGGCTTTGGCGGCAGGGACAGAAAGAGACGGTGTCCGTAATCCACATCCTTGCGGCGAAGACCATTGATGAACAGATCATGCGCGCGCTGGAAACAAAAGACCATACACAAAAGGCGTTGATCGATGCCGTGAAAGCGGAGGTGATGGGACATGGCGATTGTCAATAAACAGATAGGGGATCCTTATGAGAACCTTGCGAACGCGGTCATCGCGCAGGCGGCAGAGGATTACCGGAGGCTTTTGAAGCGGGCCAAAAAGAATCCCGCGAACCGGGAAGCATTAGATGAGGCTTTGCAGATTGAGAGATTTTTCCGTTCTGGCTGGTATCAGCGTCTTACAAACGTGGATGGGGAATTCCTGATCCGTAAACTTCAGGAAGATATCTGACAAACAGAGTCAATCAAAGGAGGCAATCCGAGGGGAACTATTTACAGATTTCAATCGGAGGTGGCTTATGGATAAGCAGCAGACAGCGGTAAAGGATTTTCTGATGAAGGCGTATTATGTGGACGAGCGGATCAACAGCAAGCTGGAACAGGTGGCGTCTTTAAATGAGCTGGCGAAAAAGGCAGTCTCAACAGTGAGCGATATGCCTGGAAGCCCAAACCGGAACATTCATAAAACAGAGGATATTATTGTGAAGATTCTGGATCTGCAGAGGGAGATCCAGAGGGATGCCAATGAACTTCTGAACCTGAAACAGGTGATCCGCCGGTGCATCAAGCAGGTGGAAGACCCGGAATGCCAGATCATTTTGGAAGAGAGGTATCTGCGGATGGTGAAATGGGAGCAGATCGCTACAACGCTGAACATGAGTATGAGGAAAGTGTTCCGGCTCCATGATGAGACGCTGAAAAAAATCGTGATCCCTGAAAGTTGGCAGTAAATGCTATAGATATGCAGTATGGAAGTATGATATTGTTAAGATGCGGAAAATAAAAAGAGAGCCTTGAGGAAGCGATTCCCCAGGGCTTTCTTTATGCCCGAAGGAGGTGGGAGTATTGCCGAGAAAACCGAAACGGCCATGTTCCTGGCCGGGATGCCCGAACCTGACAGAGGGAAGGTTTTGTGAGGAACACCAGAAAGAAGAGAACCGCCGCTACGAGAAGTACGGCAGGGATCCTGCTGTACGCCGCAGATACGGGCGGGCATGGAAACGGATCCGCGATAAATACGCATCGGAGCATCCGCTGTGTGAGCAGTGCCTGAAGGCAGGGCGGTATGTGAAGACCGAGGAGATCCACCATAAGCTGCCGCTGTCTCAAGGCGGCACCCATGAGCGGAGCAACCTGATCGCCCTGTGCCGTTCCTGCCACGCGAAGATCCATGCGGAGAATGGAGACCGCTGGCATAACCGGTGAAATTTCATCCGGGGGAGGGGCGGTCAAAATCTCTGTGGTTTTTCTTTTGGGGAACGGTGCGGGGGTGTCGTGTACAAAAAATGGAAATCAAAGGGGGTATTGCTCCCGGAAAGGAAAGAGGTGAAGGCCATGGCCAGGGATGGGACAGGCCGGGGCGGCGCAAGGGTCGGCGCTGGAAGGAAAAAGAAAGCGCTGACAGACCGGATTAATGACGGCAGCACGGCAATGGTCCTGGACCTGCCGGAGCCTTCGGAAATGTCCGGGGAAGAAATGCCGCCGGTGAAGGATTACCTGAAAGCGAAGCAGAAAAGCGGAAAAAGCTTCTGCGCGGCGGAGGTGTATGAAGAGACATGGAAATGGCTGAGGGAGCGGGGATGTGACCGGCTGGTCAATATCCAGCTGGTGGAGCAGTACGCGGTGTCCGTATCCCGGTGGATCCAGTGCGAGGAATGTATTTCGGAGTATGGTTTCCTTGCCAAGCATCCCACAACCGGGAATGCCATCGCATCCCCGTATGTTTCCATGTCTCAGCAGTATATGAAGCAGGTCAACCAGATCTGGTATCAGATCTACCAGGTGGTGAAGGAAAACTGCTCGGTGGAGTGGCAGGGGTCTACGCCCCAGGATGATGTGATGGAGCGGCTGCTCCGGGCAAGAAATGGAGGAATGTGAGATGGAACATAAAATGCGGATGGTAGAGACCGCGAAGCTGGTGCCGTATATCAACAACGCAAGGATCCATTCCCCGGCGCAGATTGCAAAGCTGCGGGCATCCATCCGGGAATTCGGATTTCTAAATCCGGTAATCATTGACGGAGACTGCGGTATTATCGCAGGGCATGGGCGTGTGCTGGCCGCACAGGAGGAAGGGCTGGAAAAAGTTCCATGCGTGCTGGCGGATCATCTGACCGAAGCTCAGAAGAAGGCGTATATCCTGGCAGACAACCGTATGGCCATGGACGCCGGATGGGATGAGGAACTTCTGCGGATTGAGATTGAAAGCCTGCAGGGAGAGGACTTTGACGTATCCCTGACCGGTTTCCGTGAGGACGAGGTAACAGACCTGTTCGCGGTCCGTGAGGATCCGGACGATACCGGCAGCAATAAGGAGTATGACGAGGGGGAGTTTGGGGATGAGGAATTCGCGCACGAATGCCCAAGATGCGGCTTTAAATTCAACTGACCACCGTTTCCCCTGGAAATGGCGGCTGGATGACCTGAAAGACGTTCCAAAGAACGGAAGGACGGTATTCAGCTGTTTTTCCTGCGGCGGTGGTTCTTCCATGGGATATAAACTTGCGGGGTATACGGTGCTGGGGAACTGCGAGATTGACCCGGAGATGATGAAGCTGTACAAGCAGAACCATCATCCGAAATATCCGTATCTCATGGATATCCGGGAGTTCAACCGGCTGCAGGTCTATCCGGAAGAATTAAGACATCTGGATATCCTGGACGGGTCGCCGCCCTGTTCTGTATTCTCTACTGCCGGGGACAGGGAGAAAGCATGGGGACAGGAAAAGGCATTCCGGGAAGGACAGAAGAAACAGCGGCTGGATGATCTGTTCCTGCATTTCATCCGGACAGCGGAGATTTTAAAGCCCAAGGCAGTGATTGCGGAAAATGTTTCCGGCCTGCTGAAAGGCAACGCCAGGGGCTATGTGAATGAACTGCTGAAAGCGGTTAATGCGGCGGGCTATGTGACACAGATCTTCCTGCTGGACGCCCACACCATGGGGGTTCCGCAGCGGAGGAGACGTGTCTTTTTTATTGCTCGCAGGAATGACCTGAACCTGCCGAAGCTGAAGCTGGATTTCCATGAGAATCCGATCCGTTTCGGAGAAGTGCGGAGTGAGCATGGCATTCCGTTCCAGAAACCGTTGATGATGGAACTGATCAGCAAACGAAAGCAGGGGGATACCTGCTTTGCGGACATTTCCCTTAGGGAACGCGGAAAACTGTCCATGTTCAACAATGCCATTGTGGAAGACTGCCGGGTGGCGCCGACCAATACAGCCCGTTCTACCATGGCAAGGTTCTGTGACGGGGAAAAGTATTCCGCTCATGATTATGTGGCGACACAGACGTTTCCGGAAGATTATGATTTCATGAACCAGGAAGTCAATTATGTCTGCGGGATGAGCGTGCCGCCGGTGATGATGGCGAACATTGCCAGTGAAGTATACAGGCAGTGGCTGAAATACGTGTAAGGAGATGATGCAGCTGTGAGAAATTCTTTTGAATATTCTTCTGATAGGCAGTCTCTTCGGATTTTCTTTCGGAATGGCAGTTTCTTTTTGATTGACGCGGAAGATTTTCCTGCTGTATCGCAAAGGACATGGTCGTTGGGAAAAAGAGGGTATCCGGTTTCACACACAAGCAGGAAGATGCCAGGCGGCGCTCGGACAGAACCTTTGCACAGATATCTGATGAAACCGGAGCCAGGGTATGAAGTAGATCATATATCTGGCAATAAGCTGGATAATCGCAGAAAGAACCTGCGGATATGCTCTCATCAGCAGAATATGTTCAACCAGAGGATCCGATGTACAAATTCGTCAGGATATCAAGGCGTAAGTTATCATAAGAAGGCCGAGAAATATGAGGCATATATCAGCCGGGATGGAAAGAAAATCTATCTCGGTCTTTTTATTTCTGCGGAAGCGGCAGCTGCGGCAAGAGATCGTGCTGCCAGCAGATTGTATGGTGAGTACGCCAATCTGAATATTAGGAGGGAATCGTCATGAGAAAACTGAAGAAGTATAAGCAGACCAGGTTCATGGCGAAAGGTTCCCATTATGACAAAGAGGCTGCGGACTACGCGGTGGCGTTTATTGAGAGCCTGTGCCATACGAAAGGAAAATGGGCAGGGAAAAAGTTTGAACTGATTGACTGGCAGGAGCAGATTGTCCGGGATCTGTTTGGGACGATCAAAGAGAATGGATACCGGCAGTTCAACCAGGCATATATTGAGATCCCCAAAAAGCAGGGGAAATCAGAACTGGCAGCGGCGGTGGCTCTGCTGCTGACCTGTGGGGACGGGGAGGAGCGTGCAGAGGTGTATGGCTGCGCTTCGGACCGGCAGCAGGCGGCGATTGTGTTTGATGTCGCGGCGGATATGGTGCGGATGTGTCCGGCGCTTTCCAAGCGAGTAAAGATTCTGGCATCCCAGAAACGGATCATCTACCTGCCGACCAATTCTTTTTATCAGGTACTCAGTTCGGAAGCCTATTCCAAGCATGGATTCAACATCCATGGAGTGGTCTATGATGAACTGCATGCGGCTCCGGACAGGAGACTGTTTGATGTTATGACAAAAGGTAGCGGTGACGCCAGGATGCAGCCCCTGTTCTTTTATATCACTACAGCGGGGACGGATACCAACTCCATCTGCTATGAGACGCACCAGAAGGCAAAGGATATCCTGGAAGGCCGGAAGATCGACCCGACTTTTTACCCGGTGATCTATGGGGCGGATGAGGGTGACGACTGGACTGATCCGAAGGTCTGGAAGAAGGCCAACCCGTCTCTGGACATCACGGTGGGGATGGACAAGGTGAGGGCAGCCTGCGAGTCAGCAAAGCAGAATCCAGGAGAGGAAAACTCCTTCCGGCAGCTGCGGCTGAACCAGTGGGTGAAGCAGGCGGTGCGCTGGATGCCGATGGAGAAATGGGATCAATGCGCCTTCGCGGTCAATGAAGAGGAACTGGAAGGAAGGGTCTGCTACGGCGGCCTGGATCTTTCCTCCACCACGGACATCACGGCGTTTGTCCTGGTGTTCCCGCCTCTGGATGAGGAAGATAAGTTTCAGCTGCTCCCGTATTTCTGGATTCCGGAAGAGACGCTGGATCTGCGGGTGCGCAGGGATCATGTCCCCTATGATGTGTGGGAGCGGCAGGGTTTCCTGCAGACCACGGAGGGGAATGTGGTGCATTACGGATATATTGAGAAATTCATTGAACGCCTGGGGGAACGGTTCAATATCCGGGAGATCGCTTTTGACCGGTGGGGCGCCGTGCAGATGGTCCAGAACCTGGAAGGCATGGGATTCACGGTGGTTCCCTTCGGACAGGGCTTTAAGGACATGTCGCCGCCTACTAAGGAACTGATGAAGCTGACATTGGAGCAGAGGATCGCCCACGGCGGGCATCCGGTACTGCGGTGGATGATGGACAACATCTTTATCCGCACGGATCCGGCGGGGAACATCAAGGCGGATAAGGAGAAGTCCACGGAGAAGATCGATGGCGCGGTTGCGGCGATCATGGGGCTGGACCGGGCGATCCGGTGCGGGAATGATACAAAGGAATCTGTTTACGATACCAGAGGACTGCTGGTGTTTTGACAGGATCAGGAGGTTTTCATGGGAATTTTAAGTTTGTTTGGATTTGGAAGGAGCAGGGATAAGCCGGAGAACCGGACATCCGGCAGCAGCTACAGCTTTTTTCTGGGAAATTCGACTTCCGGGAAGCGGGTGAATGAGCGGACGGCCATGCAGATGACCGCGGTGTATTCCTGCGTGAGGATCCTGTCGGAGGCGGTGGCCAGCCTGCCCCTGCAGTTTTACCGATATACACAGAATGGCGGGAAGGAAAAAGCGGTGGATCATCCCCTTTATTTCCTGCTCCATGATGAGCCGAACCCGGAGATGACGTCCTTTGTGTTCCGGGAGACGCTGATGACGCACCTGCTTTTGTGGGGCAACGCCTACGCCCAGATTATCCGGAACGGAAGGGGTGAGGTGATCGCCCTGTACCCGCTGATGGCGGATCGGATGTATGTGGACAGGGATGAAAAGGGGCAGCTGTACTATGAATATACGCTGTGTTCCGATGACGCCCCGACCATGAAGGGATCTGTTGTGCGGCTCTCCCCTTATGAGGTGCTGCATATCCCAGGGCTGGGCTTTGACGGGCTGGTGGGCTATTCGCCCATCGCTATGGCGAAGAACGCCATCGGCATGGCCATGGCCTGCGAGGAATACGGGGCGAAGTTTTTCGCCAACGGCGCAGCGCCTTCCGGGGTACTGGAACATCCGGGGACCATCAAGGATCCCAGCCGGGTGCGGGAAAGCTGGCAGAGGACATTTGGAGGCTCCGGGAACGCCAATAAGGTGGCGGTGCTGGAAGAAGGGATGAAGTACACGCCCATCTCCATCTCGCCGGAGCAGGCGCAGTTCCTGGAAACAAGGAAGTTCCAGCTGGATGAGATCGCCCGGATCTTCCGGGTTCCGCCCCATATGATCGGGGATCTGGAAAAGTCGTCTTTCAACAATATCGAGCAGCAGTCCCTGGAATTCGTGAAGTATACCCTGGATCCCTGGGTGTCACGGTGGGAGCAGTCCATGGTGCGTTCTTTACTGTCCAGGGAAGAGAAAAAGCAGTATTTCATCAAGTTCAACGTGGACGGCCTGCTTCGCGGGGACTACCAGAGCCGGATGAACGGCTACGCTACGGCAAGGCAGAACGGCTGGATGAGCGCCAATGATATCCGGGAACTGGAAAACCTGGACCGGATCCCGGCGGAGCAGGGCGGGGATTTATATCTGATCAACGGAAACATGACGAAGCTTGCGGATGCCGGATTGTTTGGGACATCCCGGCAGGAGGCTGCCGCAGGGGGAAATGATTTGGCGGCAATGGGGAAAGGAGAAGAAATCCGATGAAAAAATTTTGGAACTGGAAAAGCAGGAAGATCCGGGATCAGGATTCCGGTGAAGAGAGCGTTGAGAGAGTGCTGTTCCTGAACGGAACGATTGCGGAAGAGAGCTGGTATGACGATGAAGTCACGCCGGCTCTTTTTAAGGAAGAGCTGATGGCGGGAAGCGGCGATATCACGGTGTGGATCAACAGCCCCGGAGGGGACTGTGTGGCCGCGGCGCAGATCTACAACATGCTGATGGATTATAAAGGGAATGTCACCGTGAAGATTGATGGGATCGCGGCATCTGCGGCAAGCGTGATCGCCATGGCAGGGACGAAGGTTCTGATCTCGCCGGTAGGCATGCTGATGATCCATAACCCGGCCACCATCGCCTGGGGAGATTCCGGGGAGATGCAGAAAGCCATTGAGATGCTGGAAAGCGTGAAGGATTCCATCATCAACGCCTATGAGATCAAGACTGGCCTGTCCAGGGCGAAGCTGTCCCATATGATGGACGCGGAAACCTGGATGGATGCCGGGAAAGCGGTGGAACTGGGCTTTGCCGATGGGATCCTGAAACGTTCTGAAGTTCCGGATGACATGGAGCCGGCAGCGGTGAGCATGCTCTATTCCGAAGCTGCCGCGGTTAATTCCTTAATGGATAAGATCGCGGCAAAGTGCAGGACAAAACTGAAAACCGAATCGACAGGCCGCAGCGTAGACAGTCTCTATGAGCGGCTTAATTTATTGAAGAATTAGAGGAGGACATGACGATGACGATTTTAGAACTGAGAGAAAAGAGGGCGAAGGCGTGGGAGGCAGCGAAGGCTTTCCTGGATTCCCACAGGAATGACCGGGGGATTTTATCCGCGGAAGATGACGCCGCTTATACCCGTATGGAGCAGGAGATCACGGATCTTGGGAAAGAGATTGCCAGGATGGAGCGGCAGGAAGCCTTTGAGAGGGAATTGTCCCAGCCGGTGAATCAGCCCCTGACCGGGCGCCCGGCATCCGTCAGCGGGGGAAAGGAAAAGACCGGGAGGGCTTCGGAAGAGTACAAGGCCAATTTCTGGAACGCCATGCGCTCCAAGGTGCCGTTTCCCAGCGTGGTCAACGCCCTGGAAGAGGGCACAGATTCCGAGGGCGGGTATCTGGTGCCGGATGAGTATGAGCGCACCCTGGTGGAAGCCCTGGAAGAGGAAAATGTGTTCCGCCAGCTGGCAAATGTGATCCGCACTTCCAGCGGCGACCGGAAGATCCCGGTGGTGGCGACGAAAGGGACCGCTTCCTGGATCGATGAGGAAGGGGCCTATACGGAGAGCGATGATTCCTTCGGCCAGGTATCCATCGGGGCCTACAAGGTGGGTACCATGATCAAGGTATCCGAGGAACTTTTAAATGACAGCGTCTTTGACCTGGAATCTTATATCGCGAAGGAATTTGCCCGCCGGATCGGGGCGAAAGAGGAAGAGGCGTTCTTTACCGGGGACGGCTCCGGGAAACCCCTGGGTGTCCTTGCGGCCACCGGCGGCGCCGAGACCGGGGTGACGGCAGCTTCCTCTACAGCCATTACGGCGGATGAGCTGATGGATCTGTTCTATTCCCTGAAATCCCCGTACCGGAAGAAAGCGGTGTGGGTGCTGAACGATTCCACCATCAAGGCGGTGCGGAAACTGAAGGATTCCACGGGGCAGTACCTGTGGCAGCCTTCCCTTGCGGTCGGTACGCCGGACACGCTCCTTGGCAGGCCGGTGAAGACCTCCGCCTATATGCCGGTGATCGCGGCGGGAGCGAAGACCATTGCCTTTGGCGATTTCAGCTATTACTGGATCGCGGACCGGCAGGGACGTTCCTTTAAGCGGCTGAATGAACTGTATGCTGCCAACGGACAGGTGGGCTTCCTTGGATCCCAGAGGGTGGATGGGAAGCTGGTGCTGTCCGAGGCGGTGAAGGTGCTGGCGCAGAAGGCCAGCGCCTGATCTATCTGATGGGAAAAGCGGGCGGCGTCTTTTTATGTAGGGGTGCCGCCGGTAAGGAAGGAGTGCAATGGGATGCTGGTGACGCTGGAAGAAATGAAGAACTACCTCCGGGTGGATGACGGTGAAGACGATGGGCTGATCGCCACGCTTCTGGCATCAGCGGAGCGGATGTGCATGGATGTCCTGCGCACAGACGAGGAAAGCGGCCTGCAGGAGGCAGAAAACGGAAAAACGGCGGTGATGTATACCGTGGCTTATCTGTATGAACACCGGGAGGAAGCTGACCACCATGCCCTGACCCTGACGCTGCGCTCCCTGCTCTTTGGAAGCCGGAAGGAGGCGTTCTGATGGAGATTTCCCTTCTGAATGTGAAAGTGACCTTCCAGAAGAATTCCGTAGCTGCGGACGATATCGGAAACCGGAGGAATGTCTGGGAGGATTATTATACCTGCCATGCCACGGTCAGCGGGGAAGGCGGGCAGGAAAAGGCCGCGGCCGGATTGACGGTTGCGGAATCTGACATTGCTTTCACCATCCGTTTTTGTAAACAGGCGGCGGAGGTAACGGCGGACGGGTTCCGTATCCTGTTTCAGGGGGAAATCTACAACATCGTGGCCGTGGACCATATGAACTATAAGAAGAAAGCGCTGAAGTTCCGGTGTGAGAAAGCGAGGCGGTGACTATGAGACAGAACGTACAGATCGGGGAACTGGCGGACGCTGTTATGGAGACTTTGGAGGAATACGCGGATCTGGCTGCCGAGGATGTAAAGCAGGCGGTCCGGGATGCCGGGGAGACGGTAAGGAAGGAGATCCGCGCCAACGCCCCGAAGGATACCGGGGACTACGCCAAAAGCTGGACCGTGAAAAAGACAAAAGAGACGTCCAGCAGCCTGACGCTGGTCGTCCATTCAAAAAACCGCTACCAGCTGGCCCATCTGCTGGAGTATGGCCACGCAAAGCGGGGCGGCGGACGGGTGGAGGGCAAAGCCCATATCGCCCCGGCGGAGGAGAAGGGGATCCGGCAGCTGGAAGAAGAGATCGAAAGGAGCCTGAGGAATGGATAAACTTCTGGATATTTTGAAAAGCACCGGCTTTCCCTATGCCTATGACCATTTCGCGGAAGGGGAAGCGCCGGATCCGCCGTTCCTCTGCTACCTGCTGCCGGGGAGCGATAACTTTTCCGCGGATGGGAAAGTCTATTACCGGATCAGTGAGGTGCGGGTGGAATTATATACGGACCAGAAGGATTTAGCTGCGGAGAGAAAGCTGGAAGATGCTTTGGATGCCTGCGGTATTTTTTATGAGAAATCGGAGACCTGGATTGACAGCGAAAAGCTGTATGAAGTCCTGTATGTGTTTGAGATGCCGTCAGGGGAGGAAAGCGCAGGGCAGGACGGATAAGGAAATGGAGGGAGCAGGATATGTCTGCGAAGAAGAATAAGGTAAAATTTAATATTTGCAACGTGCATTATGCGTTGATTACGGTGGATGATGATGGGGAGGTGACCTTTGGGACGCCGGTGGCTATGCCGGGTGCGGTATCCCTGTCCTTGGAACCCAACGGCGAGCCGTCCAATTTTTATGCGGATGGGTACGCCTATTATACGATCTCCAATAACATGGGCTATGAAGGGGATCTGGAACTGGCTATGGTGCCGGAGAGTTTCCGGACGGATGTGCTGAAGGAATCCCTGGATGACAACAGCGTGCTGGTGGAGAGCGCCAACGTGGAGACGGCGAACTTTGCCCTGCTCTTTGAGTTTGACGGGGATGTGAAGAAGATCCGCCATGTGCTGTATAACTGCTCGGCGGCCAGGCCCAACATCGAGTCCGCGACCAATGAGGAGGAGATCGAGGTACAGACGGAAACGCTGGCTATCACGGCGGCGCCCCTGGCCAATGGGTATGTGAAGGCACGTACCGGGGACAGCACCACGGATACGGTCTATACGGGATGGTATACGGCAGTGTATCTGCCGGAGGTGACGCCGGAAACCTCCGGGACGCAGCAGTCCGACCAGCAGGGGACAGATGATGAGACAGGAGGGGAGACCTTATGAGCATGAAACGGAATATTATGATTGACGGGCAGGAGGTTCCTTTTAAGGCCTCCGCCGCTATTCCCCGGATCTACCGGATGCGGTTCCACCGGGATATTTATAAGGATCTGCGGGATCTGGAAAAGGGGATTGACAAGAATGACCCGGAGAATTCCAACCTGGACCTGTTTTCCCTGGAAATGTTTGAGAACATTGCCTATGTCATGGCGAAGCATGCGGATCCGTCCATCCCGGATACGCCGGAGGAATGGCTGGATGGGTTCAACACCTTTTCCATTTATCAGGTGCTGCCCCAGATCATTGAACTGTGGGGGCTGAACACCCAGACGGATGTGCAGGCTAAAAAAAACTTCGTCCGACTGACCGGGAAATGACAACGCCCCTGTTCCTCCTGCGGTGCGTGCAGCTGGGGCTGTCTATCCGGGACCTGGATTTGCTGACCATCGGGATGGTGAATGATATGTATGTAGAAAGCCGGAATGATGAGCATAAATATGCGGTAGTGGCTACGCAGGAGGATTTTGATAGATTCTGATTGTTGTGAGATCTTCTCTCTGCTATAATTTGAGTAGAGAGAGGAGGAAATTGATGAAAAAGTCGGATATTTTTTGGCAAACATATCTTAATCTTGAAAAAGAAGCAGTAGAAATTTCAAAATATATCTTTTTTACTGATGAAGTATTAATTAATGGAAAGAACGGAATAACGGTACAGTCGTGTGATACACAACTTCAAACTTTCTCTCCTTATATCGCAGATTTATTAGTACGCTGTTGCGTTCAAATTGAAGCCCTATCGAAAGAATTGTATTTTGACAATGGTGGCACAAAGGCGAGAGGTGACAGTACTATTTTTTTTGATGAAGACTGTCTGAAATTAATTGATATTAAGTGGCAGACACATAGTAAAACTGTACTGGTAGTTGCTCCGTTTTTTAATTTTACTAAAGATGAGAATCGCATCTTAAAACCACTAAGAGAAGCACATAAAAGACAAGGAACTTACTGGGAAAAGGCTTATCAAGCAGTTAAACATGATAGATATTCGTCTTTGCATAAGGGTAATATTAAAGCCTTTATTCATGCTTTAGCAGCACTGTATTTGTTGAATATTTACTATCGAAATGAGTCATGGCTCACAAAGTATCAAGATATATCAAAATTTGATTACAGCATGGGATCAGCAATTTTTGCAGTGAAACCGCCTATCGCAGATCAATTATGGTATGGAAATAAACCTACTTTTTCTGAAAGCCCATATATTGTAAGCTATCAAGATGCTGATTACAAACGCATAGAAGAAATTCAACAGCAGGAGTCAAAGGCATTAAATGATTATTGGAAAGAGCAACCGGAATTGAACGAATCTGAGTTTCAGCACCAATTAAAGGAAGCGTATGAAAAAAATCCCCATCAAAGAGTAATGTGTTTTTGGGAATTGGCAAAATATCGTCTGCACAAGAAAATTGCTAAAACGTTACCTTTTGATGAAAGAAAATCATTATTAATTAATTCTGAAGAATGGAATGGCTGGATTCACCAGCACAACAAACACCTTTCAGCAGACGAAATTACAGAGGATAACATAGAAAAAGAAATAGATGCTGTTGGTACTTGTTGGGGAATGGAAATAATGAAAACAATGGAGAAACTTGAATGGCTTCCAATTGCATTAAATAGTGAAATATGTAAAATTTATATTCCATAATTATTATGGACATAGTTTGGCATCTGCTGTAACAGTAGATGCCTTTTTTAAAGATATGCTCGGAGAAATCCGGGCTTTTTCTATGTCCATTTTCAGGAGGTGGTGACACATGGCAAGCCGGATCAAGGGCATTACAGTGGAGATCGGCGGCGATACCAGCGGACTGGAAAAGTCGCTTGCCGCAGTGAACAATTCCATAAAGAAGACTCAGAGCCAGCTTCGGGATGTAAATAACCTTCTGAAACTGGATCCGTCCAACACCATCCTTCTGGCGCAGAAGCAGGAACTTCTGCAGTCGGCCATCGGGGATACGGAAAAGAAGCTGGAAGCCCTGGAACAGGCCCAGGAGGATGTGGCGAAAGCTTTTGAGCGGGGTGACCTGGGGAAAGACCAGTACATGGCTTTCCAGCGGGAGGTTGAGGAAACCCGTGGAGCGCTGAACCGGTATAAGGCGGATCTGTCTGGTCTGCAGTCAGAGCAGGAACGGCTTTTCTCCAATACGGAACGGCTGAATAAACTGTTTGCGGCTACAGGTTCCAGCGTGGATGATTATGCCGATGTGCTGGGAAGCCGCCTGGTGACGGCGATCCGGAATGGGACGGCTTCTTCTGATCAGTTGAAAACAGCCGTGGAAAAGATCGGGAAAGCGGTTACCGGCGGGAAGGCAGACATTAAGCAGCTGACAGATGCTCTGGATACAATAGATGATGGGCAGGCTGTCCGGAACCTGATCAATGATCTGAATGACGTGGGTGACGCTGCCCAAGGCGCTGCGGATGACATTGGGAAAATTGCCCAGGCCACCAAGGGTGCGGCCCTGATGGAAGCTGCTGACCAGCTGTCTGTGGTCGGGGATAAGATCCAGGATGTGGGCGATAAGGCAGTGTCCGCTTATGCGGAGACAGAGACTGCTGTTTCCAAGGTGAATGCTTATTTCGGAGAGACCGGGGAGGCAGCGGAAGCCAGCGCTGAAATTGTGAAAAATGTGTACGGTTCCGGCGTGGGCCAGAGCATGGATGCGGTGGCGGAAGCGGTCATTATGGTCAAGAAGAACCTTGGAGATCTGGGGGATACGGATCTGACCAACCTGACGAAGCAGGCGCTGACACTGGAAGAGTTATATGGAATCGACATGAACGAAACCCTCCGGGGCGTTAATTCCCTGATGAAGCAGTACGGCCTGACCGCCCAGGAAGCCATGGATTATATTGTCCGGGGTACCCAGAACGGCCTGGACAAGACCAATGAGTTAGGAGACAATCTGTCCGAGTACGCTGGAAAATTTGAGCAGGCAGGGTATTCCGCTTCGGAGTATTTCCAGCTTCTGCAGAACGGCCTGCAGGGCGGGGCATACAATCTGGACAAGGTCAATGACGCCATCAATGAGGTGACCACCCGTCTGGCGGATGGGACTATCGGGGATTCCATTGACCTATATTCCCAGAAAACACAGTCCCTGTTCCTGGCATGGCAGAACGGGGAAGCTACCCAGAAGCAGGTGATTGATTCCATTGTGGCGGATATCGGAAACTGCACCAGCCAGCAGGAAGCCCTGAACATGGCGGCACAGGCCTTTGGCACCATGGCTGAGGATGGAAACCTGAAATTTATTACGTCCCTGACTTCCGTGGGAGAGACTTATGACAGTGTTGCCGGATCTGCGGAAAATCTGTTCAGCCAGACACAGACGCCCATGCAGGAGATGGAGGCTAATACGAGGAAGCTGCAGCAGGCGCTGGTGCCTCTGGGGGAAAAGATCGTGGAACTGGCCAACGTGGTACTGCCGCCTTTGGTGGCCATTATTACGGCAGTAAGCGAGGTGTTCGGGATGCTGCCGGAGCCTGTGCAGAATTTTGTGGTGATCCTTGGGGCTTTGCTGGTGGCGTTTACCGCATTGACGCCAGTAATCGCAGCCCTGGCGGTCTCCTTCGGGGCGCTGAACATTTCCCTGCTCCCGGTGATCGGCATTATTGCCGGGGTGGCTGCGGCTATTGCCGGGATCATCGCTATCGTCAAAAACTGGGGAGTGATCACGGAGTGGTTCGGGAACTTGTGGCAGGCGGTATCCCAAAAGCTGATGGAATTATGGAACGGGCTGGTGGTCTTTTTTACGGAGACCATCCCGGCGGCGTTCCAGACATTCATCAGCTTTTTTTCTGCCATCCCGGACTGGTGGAGTGGCCTGTGGTCACAGGTATCCGCGTTTTTTGCGAATACCTGGAACACAATCCTGCAGAATCCAATTGTCCAGCTGGTGGTGACAACCATCACATCTCTGTGGGAGAACGCGAAAAATACTCTGCAGGGGATCTGGTCGGGGATCTGCCAGATTGCCTCCGGCGCTTTTGAACTGCTGAAAAATGTGATCCTGGCTCCGGTGCTTCTGCTGATCGACCTGGTGACGGGGAATTTCTCACAGCTGGCTTCTGATGCGTCCAATATCTGGAATAATATCAGAAATGCCGCCTTCCAGATCTGGTCGGGAATCCGGCAGGTGGTGACTTCTGCGGCTTCGGGATTGAAGCAGGGCGTGGAGACGGTGCTTTCGGCTCTGTCCCAGTTCGCCTCTCAGATCTGGTCGGTGATGAAGCAGACGGCGTCTTCTGTCTGGAACGGCATCAAGACCACGGTGGTGAATATCGCATCCACACTGCGTGAAGCGGCGGTGTCCGCCTTCCAGCGGATGGTCTCCGGGATCGGCTCCGCCCTTTCCGGGCTGTATTCGGTTGTAAGCAATGGATTTTCTTCCGCTATCCGGTTTATCACCGGTCTGCCGGGGCAGGCATTCCAGTGGGGCAAGGATTTCATCCAGGGGCTGATCAACGGGATTTCCAGCATGATCCAGAGTGTGATCAACACGGTTTCCGGTCTGGCCGATCGGATCCGTTCCTTTCTGCATTTCTCCGGCCCGGATGAGGGGCCTTTGGCGGATTATGAAACCTGGATGCCGGACTTTATGAAGGGGCTGGCAAGCGGCATTGAGAAGAACCGGAACTTAGTGGAAAGAGCTGTCCGGGATGTGGCTTCGGATATGGTACTCTCACCGAAAGTAAACGGGATGGAGTATGGTTATGCTGAAGGTGCTTTATCCGGCGGGAATATGTCCGACCTGATCTCGGGGATCTCTTCCGCGGTATCGGAAGCCCTGGCGGGATTCTCCGGTCCGCAGGGGAACATTGTGATTCCGGTGTATGTGGGCGGCACGCTTTTGGATGAACTGGTAGTGACAGCGCAGGCAAGACAGAACCTGCGGTCGGGAGGGAGGTAACCTATGGCCTTTATACAGTATCTGACTTTTGACGGGACGGCTCTCCCCCTGCCGGATTCTTATGAAGTACAGCTGGATGACGTGGAGGCGGACTCTGGCGGGGAGACGGAGGCCGGAACGGTACAGCGGGATGTGGTGCGCGCAGGCGTGGTGAGCATCCCGGTGACATTTTCTGTTTCGGCAAAGTGGCTGAAGATTTTGACGGAGTTTAAGCAGCAGGACAAGATTACCGTGGGGTATTTTGATACAGAGACACTGGCTGTAAAGACGGCGGAGATGTATGTGGAAGGATATAAGGCTTCTCTGGTAAAGGATACTTCCCGGAAAGGTCTGTGGACAGTGAGTTTTACGCTGAGGGAGTTCTGAAAGTGTATTCTATTTTGGTGGGAATTGTGGTATATTTGAGAAAAAGATGGAGGTTACGGAGGTGAGGTTATGAAAATCGCAAAAATTCTGTTATCTATAATAACAATACTTTTTGCTGTATTAGGATTAATAAAAGTTCTTCCATTTGATATAGCAAATCCTATTATGCTTACATCACTTGCTACTCTTTTGCTGTTAAGAAGTATAGAATATAAAAATAGCAGAGAGAAAAGTGGTTTTGTTCTTACCTGTTTAACCGCAGTTTTTGTCTATGTTGTTGTGATTTATAATGTTTTTATAGGATAAGCAGCTCCCCATTTATTGAGAAATTGAACAAAATGACAAATCCTATTTTTTATTACCAACCAATAATAACCCATGCTCCTGATGAATTGGGAGGTGAAGTATGAAGATCGAGATTAGAAAGGATTTTCCGCAGCATTTTAAACCGGCATATCCGGAGGAATTTGATTTGTTTTCTCATTTTGAGGTAACAGCAGGAATACCGAATGTTCTGTTTGCTGTCACGACTTGGAAAGAGAACGGGAAACCGAATGTTTGCTTTCATTCGTGGAGTTGCTTCCACGGAGATAAGACAGCCTTCTTCGCCGTGATGGGTAACTTATATCAACATACCCACACCTATGCCAATATCCAAAGAGAAAAATGCTTTTGCATTAACTTCCTTCCGATAAGCTATTATGATAATTTGGTAAACACCATTCATCACAACAAAATAGACGATGACGAATTTGCAGCAGGAGGCTTTACGATTTCCAATGCAAAAACTATTCACGCACCTGTAATCAATGAGGCGTTTCTCAGTATGGAATGTACTTTGAAAGAGATACAGGATTTAAGCGGTGCGAGAATTACTGCTATGGTGATCGGGCAGGTGCAGCATATTTCTGTTGAGGAATCATATGCACAGGGGTATGAACAGCGATATGGAAAAGATGGATTTATGCTGCTTGTGCCTGCGCCGCAAGACCTTATTACCGGAGAGCCGAATCAGTCTGCGATTGCCACCGTGCATATTGAGAAATACGACTGATTTAAGGAGGAGCAAAAATGGCAGTTTCAAATATAAAAGCGCTAATCCCCGGCGAACTTCAAAAAGTGTGGGAGCTGGTGTTGGATATTGAAAATTACGGAGCTTGGAGAAGCGACCTGAGTAAAACAGAAATTATAAGCGACAAGCAATTTGTCGAATATACCAAAGATGGCTACCCTACGACATTCACTGTGACGCTTGCTGAGCCATACAGACGATGGGAATTTGATATGGAAAACAGTAACATGACAGGTCATTGGACTGGAATTTTCACTGCCAAAGGCGACGAAACAGAGATAGCTTTTATGGAGCAAGTGGAAGCGAAGAAATGGTTGTTGAAGCCTTTTGTGAAATTGTATTTGAGAAAGCAGCAGACACAGTTTGTTGCGGATATAATGAAAAATTTTTCTTAAAGACTTATACATAGGAAGCATTCTGGTGATATGTCAAGAACTTTTTGAAGATGATTTTGATGTGTTTTTCAGAAAAAAGGGTAACTTTAATAGACCTTCGGTATGTATTTCAAAAAAC